CCGGCCATGGTGGTAGAAGGCACGGAGTTGCCCGCGCAGCTGGACATCACCAAGGTTCTGCTGACTATCGTCGGGCCCAGCGGCAAGCCCCGCCAGGTGGACATCACCAAGAGCTTCAGCGAAGAGCAGATCATGCTGCTCGAAGATGAAATCGTGGACCACTACTTCGAAGGCGATTGAAGAAAATGAAGCTGACCGAAGAACTGCGCGCGATCAAAGATGTTTACCCCGCGATTGCAGAACTGCTTGAAGCGTCTGCACAGCGCCTTGAAGACCAGCGACTGTGGCGTGAAGCATGGTTAAATGCAGAAAAGAATGTTGAGTTGTTGACAAGTCATTTAGTTGTGCTAAGATCAATTCGCAATCACAGAAAGGAGAAAGAGTGCAATGACTAAATTACCCGACCCAAGGACCGATAAGGTCTTCAGAGAACTTGCCGCAAGCGGTAGGTACGTCAACACCGGCAAGGTGTTGATTGGCGTGTCTCACGTGCCACGGCCCATGGAGATGTCCCAAGACGCAGAGCTTTTTCAAGGCGTCTTGTTGGGCACGCACAGGCCAAGGTACAGCGTGGTGCACGCCGCCTATCTGGCGGCGCTGGCTTTCGTGTTTGGAATCCTCTGCCTTTCCAGCATGTCATGAGAAAGCGCAGCACGTACCGACCACGCGCCGTGCTTCAAAGCCCGTTGGACTTTGTCCTGTCTGGCTTGAAACCTGTGCGCGATCTGCCAGGCATCTACCTGAACGCTCAGCTCAAAAACCGCACTGCTCTTGAGCAGCTGCGCAAGGGCGAGGCGGGCAAGGAAGACATCGACATGCTCATCGGCGCATTCAACATCACTGAAGCGCTGGCCATCATGGGCAAGGGCTATGACTGGCTCGACGAGATCAAGCAGGGGCAGGATGCCTTGCTGGAGCTCTCGCGCCGGGGCGTGGCCAACAACATGAGGTTCATCATGACTGCCAAGCAATGGGAACTGCTCAAGCTGGTGATGGACCTGCATGAAGAGCAGCTGGCGCAGGCCACTGTTCACGACATCGAGAAGGCACACGACTACGTCCTGCGAATCATCCGCATGGGCAAGGCACGCGCCATTGTTCAAATCCAGAAGGAGACCACGTGAAGCACCTCATCTTGATCGCGGCCCTGCTGCTGGGCTCTTACTTTGGCTGGAAGTTCGTTCCAGTCCTCATGCGCAACCGCGTTCGTCAATTCATCCGTAGCCACCTGTTGGTGGTTGTGGTGATCCTGCTGGCATGCTTTACCGGGCTCGGCATCCAGTTTTACCTTTCCTCCGCCCGCATCCTTTAAGGACACAACCATGAAGAAACTCGCACTGCTACCCCTCGTCGCCATTCTTGGCGCATGCACCCAGATTGACACTGGCAACATCGGCGTGGAATCCACGCTGGGCCAGGTCAAGAAGGAGACCATGCCCCCTGGCGTGTATTTCACCATGTTCAAGCGCGTGACCGAGGTCTCGGCCAAAGAGCTGCGCCTGGAGCTCAACGACATGAAGCCTCAGACCAAGGACAAGATCACACTGGCTGACTTGGACGTGGACGTCTTCTACCAGATCGACTCCAGCAAGGCCGCTGAGATCATGACCAAGTGGCCTGGCGACGCTGTCGAGCTCAAGGGCGAGGAGGGCGTGCGCCTGGGCAACAACTACGTGACGCGCCAAGCACGTGAGGCCATCTACAACGCCATCAGTCAGTATGGCAGCGAGACCGTGCACACCGAGCGTGTGAGCATTGCCGCCAAGGTGGTTGAGTCTTTGCAGAAGGACCTCGACGAGTCCGCTGGCAAGGGCATGTTCTTTGTGCGCAGCGCCAACGTCCGCAACTTGGTGACCGACCCCGCGCTTGAGGCGGCCATCAAGGAGAACGCCAACCGCAACTTCCAGATCGCCACTAAGCAAAAGGAAGTTGAACTGGCCAAGGCCGAGGCTGACCGCAAGCGTGTTGAGGCCCAAGGCGATGCTGACGCCATCCGTCTGCGTGCCTCTGCCATCCAGGCTCAGGGAGGCAAAGAGTACGTCGAGTTAGAAGCCATCAAGAAGTGGGACGGCAAGCTGCCGACCATGATGACCGGCAACACCACCCCATTCATCCACGTCAAGTAAGGAAACCACATGAAAAAAGCTCTTATCGCTATCGCGTTGGCCGCTACTGCAACTGCCACTTGGGCCGCTTGCACGACGCACACCATCATCCAAAACGGCCGTATGGTCACCTGCACCACATGCTGCGTAGGCAGCAATTGCACCACCACTTGTTTCTGAGGCCACCATGACTAAATCCGACAAAATCAGAGAGTATTTCCGCAAGCACCCCGATGCTGTAGTGGCCAAGGTGGCTGCCAAGTTTGAGGCCTCGCTGCCCATGACGTACAAGCTGCGGGGCCAGGTAGTACAGGAGTGGCTGCCACCTGAAATGGTGCCCATGCCCGACCCTAAGCCCAACACTAAGCCCAACACAGGGCGCAAGGTCATTGTCTCCTCAGGACAACTGGCCATTGCAGCCAAGCTGGGCCTGAGCCCCCAAGACTTCGTCAAGGGCGGCATTGAAGGCGGGTTCTTGAAATACGACGACGAGCTTGAGCCGGCGGTTGAAGAGTCAGGCATCGACGAGACGCTGAACGAGCGGGCCCAGGACTACGGCAAGTTCATGGATGGCGCTGCGCTGATGCAGGGCATCAAACGACTGCTCGCGGACCACGCACGCGTGCACAACAAGACGTTCGCCGATGACCAGTGGGAAGCCCTGGAGATGATCGTGCACAAGATGGCACGCATCGTCAACGGCAACCCCGACAAGGTGGACAGCTGGACAGACATCGCCGGCTACGCCAAGCTGGTGGCTGACCGCTTGCAGGGGAATGCGCGATGACCGAACTTCTTCCTCTTCTCCTGATCGTCTGGGTGGGCCTGGCATGGCTCACGCACGTGATCACCTGCATCGCATCTGCCCAGTGGTTGTTCCTGCTGGCCGGGGCGATATTCTTTCCCATCGGCTGCGTGCACGGCACGGGCGTCTGGTTCGGGGCGTTCTGATGTTTCACGTGCCTGAGAAATGCCGCGTCAAGCTCTCTGGTTATCCAGAGGGCGACGCTACCAACGGGGCCTTTGTGGTCAAGCTCAAGCACGGCCAGACTGTGTTCGTCATCGCAAGTGACGGCGCAGGCTGGGAGCACGTGAGTGTCAGCCGCAAGGACCGCTGCCCGACCTGGGACGAAATGTGCCAGGTGAAGAATCTGTTCTGGGACGACGAAGATGTCGCCATGCAGTTCCACGTGCCTGAGAAGGACCACGTCAACAACCATCCCTACTGTCTCCACTTGTGGCGTCCGAAGGGCGTCAACGTCCTGCGGCCTGAGTCCATCCTGGTGGGCTTCAAGTGACCTAGGGAAAGTACTAGACACGATTGGTACGATACACGTATAATTCAATCTCCAACCACAGAAAGAGAGAAAGCTATGAGCAAAAGAGAGATCACGGCTACTGTGTACACAGAGACAGACTTCCGCATCCACATTGACGAGTGGGACAGCGGTGGAGTTTGGTTTTCTCTACGCAATGACCGCGCAAGCATCCACACACCCCTGACGCGCAAGGAAGCCCAGCAGATGCTGGCAGGCCTGCAGGCCATCCTGGTCAAGGAAGAGGTGGCAGCATGAGCGAGAACCAACAAGACACCTACCTGGGTGACGGCGTCTACGCCAGCTTTGACGGTTACCAGATTTGGCTGGCCGTGAACCACCACACCAACAAGCAGGTGGCCATTGAGCCAGCGGTCTTGCTGTCGCTGCTGGAGTATGCGGAGCGCGTGTACAGCCTGAAGATTACTGTCACGCCGGTCGCGAAGGAGGAAGCATGACCTGGCCATTCCCTCCCTTTCCACTGCCCCCGTATCACGGACCACGGGCCCCGAGCGGGCCGGTCTATCCATCTGACGCAGAGGAGGCACCGCTATGAGCCGCAGTGGATACAGTGATGACTGCAACGGCTGGGACCTGATCCGTTGGCGCGGCGCTGTCACGTCTGCTCTCAGGGGCAAGCGTGGACGTGCCATGCTGCTGGAGCTGCGTGATGCCTTGGACGCCATGCCTGAGAAGGCTTTGATTGCCCACGACCTGGTGAATTCTGCGGGGCAGTTCTGCACCCTGGGCGTCCTTGGCAATGCCCGGGGCATGCCCCTATCGGAAATCGACCCAGAGGACAGCGACCAGGTGGCCAGCGCGTTTGGCATTGCACCGGCCTTGGCCAAGGAGATTGTGTTCGAGAACGACGAGGCAATGTGGCGCGACGAGACCCCTCAAGAGCGCTGGGAGCGCATGCGTGAGTGGGTTGAGGAATGCCTCAAAGAAGGAGAGAAGTCATGAGCATGAACACCCCATTCCACCTGCGCCAGCGAGAGTTCAACGCATTCAACGCGGCCAACCCGGCCGTGTGGGAATACTTTGAGCGCTTCACGCTGCAGGCCATCAACGCCGGCCACAGGAAAATTAGCCACTGGCTCATCATCAACCGCATCCGCTGGGAGGTGATGATCACAACCACCGGCAGCGACTTCAAAATCTGCAACAACCACATTGCGTTCTACGCGCGCCTGTTCGTCAAGGTGCAC